ATTACTGAAGCAACGCTCAAGGTTCTAAGAGAGGAAGAGAGAAGATGGCATTCAAAGGAGTTTTTCCAGCGAGTGAGCTGATCCCTGCCCCTTGCGGAATCTTGAGCGTTGCTGATGTAATGCAGCACACAGCAAGAGAGTCCGACGAGCGTTGGATTCGCAAGTTTTCAAAGGAATACGACAGCCTTCCTTCATATGTTCGTTTACTTACTGTAAACGATGAGACTGTCACAAACGGAACACTATCTGATAATCAAACAACAACAAATTACATTGATTATGTTCCTTTTAATATTGAAGTTGAAGATTTAAGCTCTACATTCGGTCTTCTAGGTGTTGACCGTATTGATGCAGTTACTAAAGCACTTAATGCTGTAACACAAAAAGCCCTAGAGCGAGAGTTTTGGGAAGGTAAAGCTGCACTAGCTGAGACATCTGCCAATGGCAATATGTACCTCAGCAAAGCAAGCGCTGCCACTATCCCAGTTTCAGGAGCTAAGAAGCCAGAAAACGCTCTAATGATTCTTGAGCAGGCTATTTCTAACTCACCAACAGGACAGAATGGTGTCATTCATATGACACGCGATGTGGCTTCTATTTTAGGGTCACGACTTGTCTACAAAAAAGGCGAAACAGAGAATTCTGGACGAGCAATGACTCGTCTAGGTACAGATGTCATTATTGGCTCTGGTTATACAGGTAACGGTCCAATTGGTGATACAAATGCTGCGGCATCTGCTACCAACAAGTGGATGTATGCAACTGGTCCAGTTGAAGTTCATCTCGGCAAAATCGAGGTTGTAAATGAAAACTTGGCTCAGGGAGCAGATGTTACAATTAACAATATGCGTATCAAGGCATTCCGCCCAGCGGCTGTCTACGCAGACCCAAGCATGCTTTACACCATGCGAGTGACATTACCTAGCGACTAAGCCCAACTAAGAAAAAGGAGCACACTGGAATGGCTACACAGGACTATGCGGCTAGCGTCCAAGGTGTGGCGATCCGAGTCACTAGACTGGACGCCTCAGGAACCTTGCTAAATGGAGCAGGGGACAGTTACACCACCTCGGCGTTCCTCCGTACATCATTTACACCCGAATATGAAGAGGGTGACGAAATCACAGAGAAGTCAGCTGACGGCACTGTATGCGTGTCATACAAAGCCCCTGACACTCTAAAGCGCATCACAATGGAGATTGCAATTTGCGACCCAGACCCAGAGCTAACAGCTCTTATGTCTGGTGGTTTGCTTCTCCGCAAGAACTTTGGAAGCTATGCTTCCCCAGATAACAAGTCAGTCGGTTGGGCCGCACCAGCCGTTGGCGACGACCCAGCAGGTAACGGCGTTGCTGTTGAGGTATGGTCATTCGCAGTTAAGGACGGAAAGCGTGCTTCATCGCTTCCATACTTCTACTGGGTGTTCCCATATGTCAAGCTTCGTCAGTCAGGTGACCGCGTAATTGAAAACGGTCTTCTTGCTAACACCTTCGAAGGTTATGGTCTAGGAAACGTTGAGTTCAATGCTGGTCTTGATGGTCGCTGGGAGTTCCCAGTTGCTACAGAGCGTCCATATGCATACTCACGTTCTTCATGGGCACCACAAGGTCTTAAGGGCTTCTACCGCTGGTTTGATGACTCACAGAAGAGCGTGAGCAACAAGTCACTTACTTCTGGCGTTGCAACTCTTACAACCTCTGCAGCACATGGATTTGAAGTTGGTCAGAGCGTTACTGTAAGTGGAGTGGATAGCACCTTCAACGGTACTTACACAATTACAGCTGCTCCAACAACAACAACATTCCGTTATGCAAAGGTTGGAGCTACAGACGTTGCTTCAACAGCTGTAAGCCCAGTAGGAACAGTGCTTCGTAACAAGGGTTACCTAGCTGTAACTGATTTTGACTCACAAGGTTCAACATCAACATACAACGTTCCAGGTAGCGATACCTACAACCCAGATAATGCAATTGACTTCATCATTGCATCAACTGAGGACCCAACAGCGTAACAAAGTAGTTAAATTGGGGCGGGCAGTTGCCGAAAGTGTGCATTAACACTCGGTTGTCTGCCCGCCCCTTTTACATTATGTAAGGAAGGACGGAATGAGTAATCTTTGGACCGATGTCGAAGAGCTTGGCACATACGCTGATTCCGACTATGCCTACGAGGCAGTAAAAACAGCTTCTTACATGCTTTGGGCTCTATCAGGGCGCAAGTTTAGTGGCGTTACAACAGTTACAGAGCGTTATGTATCCGCTTATGATCCATACCTCCGCACAGGAGCTTCACGTCTAACTTACACACCTACATTGATTGATGGAATGGTGGAAAACATTCCTACAGGTGGATTTGGTAGATACTCACACCATGATTTTCAGGGCGATGGAACTTCATCATATTCACGCGTACGCCTGCGTGGTCGCAAGGTAGTTGAGATTCACTCTCTTCGTGACCAAAACGGAAATATCATTGACCCAAACACTTACTACCTTTCTGACCACTCAACTATTTTTGGAACACCAAATGCAAAGTGGTCTTCATCAAACGTAGAAGTTACTTATACATACGGCTCTCCACCTCCTACAGCAGGTCGTGCTGCTGCTCGCATTCTTGCACTTGAGCTTGTAAAACTCTACGAAGGAGATGACACCTGTGCTCTCCCACAAAGAGTCACATCTGTTGCTCGTCAAGGAGTTAGCTACACAGTATTAGATAACCAGTCTTTTATTGATGAACTTCGCACTGGTATTTATGCAATTGACCTTTTTCTAAAAACAGCCAACCCAGATAGGGCTCGTGCTCGTTCTAGAGTTTTCTCACCAGATACACCTCGTGCTCGCAGAATTATCGGTGCAAGTCCAGCTTTTGAACTAAGCGCTTATGACCTCTACTTCAACTCAGAGGGTGGAACAAATATCTACTATCTCAATGAGTTTGGTGGGGATTTCCTACTTGATGATGCAGCATGGACTGTTTATGCAGTCATATCTAACTTCACAAATACATCATCAAAAACTCTTGTAGATGCAGCAGATTTAGACACTGTAGAGGGTACTATTAGACTTAGTGCTAGTTACGCAGACATTCTTTCTGTTCTAGGTCCTCGTGACCCAGGTACTTTAGATTTGTATGCATCTCGACCAAGCTTAGGTAACCCTGCTGTAAACGAAGTAATCAACCTTTTGACCAGCAATGTTATCTATCAGCTAGGAAACACTCAAAAGCCAATCGCGATAGTTTAAGACGAACGAAGGAAATGACATGCCAATTGTAGATATATCTGGAGTAGATAACGGAGCTAAAAATTTAGCTCAGTTTCTTCAAGAGGTTCTCAATCGAGTAATAACTTGCTATAACTCATACGATATGCCACTACCTTCTCGTCGGTATTGGACTTTTGGTGCACCAGCAGTGGACCCAATGGAAATCCACCTTCTGCAGAAGAGATTCAAAATGCCTCAGAGGTATCTGCATATGATGCATGGATATTGATGGAGAGCGTAAACCAACTTGATGTTTGGGGAGAAGTTGGTGCTTATGGTTTGGGAGTTATTGCAACAGTTGATGCTGAAGCCCCTGAGGGCGGTTTTGCAACTACCCGTATGACTATTACTTTGGCGATCCCATAATGGCAAGAGTAAAAGTAGTTTTTAGAGAGCCAGTTCTAGATAGATACCTAAACGCTCCAAGCGGTCAAGTTGGTAGATATATGGACAGAAAAGGCCGTCTTGTCATGGCTGCTGCAAAAAGGCAGGTAGGTGTTAGAACTGGAATGCTGAGAGCCTCTATCCACATGCGCCATTCTAGGGATACTAGAGGGCAATATATTCGAATTGGTTCACCTCTTCCTTATGCAAGGGTTCACCACGAAGGCTCAAGACCTCATATCATTAAGCCAAATAGTCAACAAGTTCTGAAATTTGTCAGCAAGGGTCAGATTATCTTTGCACATGCGGTTAAGCACCCAGGTACAAAGCCTAATAAGTACCTTACTGACAATCTCAGGTTAATGAGATAGCTATAAAATAGTAAGACTGACTTATTACACCAGTGATAAGTCAACGACACAAGATAAGGAAAAAACATGACAAATAGATTCAAGGACTTTGGGACGGGTGGGTCAGTAAACACCACTCCTCTTTCGTTCAAGATTCATGGTGAAGAGTTTCACTGTCGCCCTTCTATTCAGGGTAAGACACTGCTCGACATCGTAGCAAATTCAGGTAGTGGAGATGATTCTGGCGTTGGCGCAGCTAAAACCATCAATACATTTTTTGAAGTAACACTTGTAGAAGAAAGTTACAAGCGATTTGAAGCCCTTCTAACAAATCCAGACAAAATTGTCTCGGTCGAGACCTTGGGTGAAATCACCGCATGGCTCGTAGAGGAGTATTCAAGCCGCCCTACGCCGCAGCCAGAGCCTTCCTTGAGTGGGCAATAGATCTCTGGCCTTACGTTAATGGGAAGGCACTTGTGAGTGGACTACGACTAGGTGAAATGGACTCAGCGGATATGGTAGATGTTCTTCATTACTATTTTGAAGAAGACATTGCTGCATCTTCAGGTGAGCAAATGGAAGCTAGGTCTGAAACACGTTCTGTGATCTACAGAACGCTGTACGGTACACGATACAAGTACGAAATGAGCACATCAGATAAGAAGTATAATTCTGATGGCAGCAAACTTCCTGACGATGGATTTTATAATGATTTAGAGCCATTTGATCCGTCTGAAAACGTAGTTAAACCGTATGTTCCCCCAACAGAGTTAGACGAAGACAGTTATCTGCCTTTCGGAAAAACTCTAGACGCACCACTAGGTTAAAGGAGGTGATGGCGCGTGGCAGTAATAGGTGATGCATACATTGTTGTACGCGCCCTCACCAACCAAGTCCGTCAAGACATCCAAAACGCTGTTGACGGAATAGATTCAATTGGTGACAACGCTGGTAAAGAGCTATCAGACGGTTTTAATAGAGGATTCCGTAGTGGTGGTGCTGGCGGCAGCGGAGAGTTTTTCAGTAAAAAATTTGAAAAAGAAGCTGAAGCAGCAAGAGTTAAATTAAACAACTTAATTCAAACAGGGTTTTTCTTAGGACCAGCTTTAGCAGGTGTTGCTGGCGGCGTTGGAGCACTAGGTGCATCGCTTGTCACCCTTGTATCAGTATTAGGAGCTGCTAGCCCAGCTTTAATTGTATTTGGTGGAGCTCTTACCTCTCTTGTTCAAGGATTAGCAACGGCTAAACTTGCTTTTGCTGGTGTATCAAAAGCTATTGGAGCTGGACTAAAAGCCCAAACTGGTGCTGCAAAGAATACAAAAGCTATTGAAGCTGCTACTCGTCGTCTTGAAGATGCTCAACGTAGACTTTTTAGACTTCAAAATGAAGGTAAGCCAGAGCTTCTAGCTCAACTTGCAGAGCGTCAAAGAGATGCAGAAGAGTCTCTTGCTGATGCAAAACTATCTTCAAGTAGAGCAGAGAGAACATATCGAGATGCTCAAGAGAGAACCAAAAAAGCTCTTGAAAATCTTAATAAAGCCCGTGACGATGCCAAAGAAAAAATTCAGCAACTTCGATTTGAGGTTGAAGGCGGTGCTATCTCTGAGAAGAAAGCTCGTCTTGAGTTTGAGAAGGCTCGTGACTCATTACAGCGTGTTCAAGACCTTCCACCTAACTCTCGTGCTCGTCAAGAAGCCGAGCTTGCATTTGCTGAGGCTGACCTCAACCTTCGTAAAGCAATTGACCGCAACAAGGACCTTAAGAAGGAAGAAAAAGCAGCAACTGCTGCTGGTGTAGAAGGCTCACAAGCTGTTAAGGATGCAAAACTTGCCATTCGTGATGCTACAGAGGGTGAAGCTGATGCTCGTATTGATGCTGCAAAAGCTATTGCCAATGTAACTAAAGCAGAAACAGCAGCAGAGTTAGCTAAAAATGAGGCTCTTAATGATCCAACAAAGAGCAAAGACGCTGATTTAAAGGATGCTCAAAAGGGTGGAACTGCAGCCAATGCATACACCGATGCTCTTAAAGATTTGTCTCCAGAAGCTCAACGGTTTGTTAAGTTCATTGTCGGTCTTAAAGATGAGTTTAAGAAGCTAAGAGATGCTGCTGGTAAAGAACTATTCCCGCGCCTTGAAACTGCAATTCAAAATCTTGTTGACAATCTTTTCCCGAAGCTTGCTCCACTGCTTCAAGGAACTGGAAAAGCTCTAGGAGAGGTTGCAATCGGGCTATCAGAAACAATTACTGAAGCTGGCAACCTTAAAAATCTTGAAACTGTATGGAAGAATAATGACAAATTTATTGTCAATTTAGGAAAAGCATCAGGAAATCTTTATGGTGCATTTCTTGCACTTCTTGCTGCAGCTGGCCCACTTATTGACCGATTTGGTAAATGGCTTGTAACTATTACAGAAACTTTTGAGCAGACTGTAAAAGCAAAACAAGCAACTGGTGAGCTTACAGAAAACTTTAATAAAGCAGGGGATGTAGCTGCTCGTATTGGTGGAATTCTAAAGAATTACTTCAAGGGATTCCAGCAAATTGGAAAAGCTGTTATGGAAGGAGGCGCTGGTGAGCGTCTCTTAAAGTACTTTGAAGATGCAAGTAAGCGATTCTCTGACTTAATGACTCAGATGAATGGTGACGGCTCTCTTGGTAAGTACTTTGACAAAGCTACAGAAAATGGT